GGTAGAAAAAACTGGACATGGAATATAAAGGGAGGTGCAGCATGCCGGTTTTAAGCAAAGAAACCAGAATCAAACGAGAATTAAACAGATTGAAAAAATTTTATTCGGAATTACCGCAAAATAGGCTTGCCATTGTTATGCCGCTTTTAGAAAATATGGCCTTCATGAAAATAACACTGGACGATCTCCAAAAAAGCATCAATGAACACGGATGCAGCGACGAATATAAAAACGGAGAAAACCAATATGGAAGAAAAGCGGGCGCCGATCTGCAGGCGTATAACAGCCTTGTAAAAAACTTTAATACAATATCAGATAGGCTGGAAAAGATGCTCCCGCCGGAACGAAAAAAGAGCAAGTTGGGTGCGCTGATGGATGCATAACTATATTTATGACTATTATCAAAAAATCCAGGATGGAAGCATCGTTGTGGGCCGATGGATCCTGCTTTGGTATGAATACATCGTAAAGGGCTTGGAAAAAGGCCTTTTTTATTTTGATGCGAAAAAGGCAAACAAAGCAATTCGGTTCATCGAGACATTTTGCAGGCATCACGAGGGCGCGCTTGCGCCAAGCCTGGTAAAGCTGGAGCTTTGGCAAAAGGCGTTTGTCTCTGTCGTGTTCGGGGTGGTGGATAAAAGCGGATGCAGGCAGTTTCGAGAGGTCGTTTGCATCGTTGCCAGGAAAAACGGGAAAACCCTGTTTGCTGCGGCCATTGCTGAATACTGTACCTTCCTGGACGGGGAGTATGGAGCGAGAATTTATTTTGCCGCGCCCAAGCTGGAACAGGCGGCGCTCTGCTACGACGCCTATTATCAGATGATAGACAAGGACGAGGAGCTTTCGCGGCTTGCCAAAAAAAGGCGGTCTGATATTTATATTGCAGAGAGCAACAGCAGCGCAAAGCCGCTGGCATTTTCCGCGAAAAAGTCCGATGGGCTGAATATCAGCCTTTGTGTGGCGGATGAAATTGCAAGCTGGCCGGGCGAGCAGGGACTGAAATTTTATGAGGTGATAAAATCCAGCTTTGGGGCCAGGAAGCAGCCGTTACTTTTATCCATTTCCACATCCGGGTACATCAACGAGGGCATCTATGACGAACTGATCAAACGGTGTACCAGGCTTTTGCTGGGAGACAGCAAAGAAAGTAGGCTGGCTCCCTTTTTGTATATGATCGATGACATTGAAAAATGGAACGACATAAACGAGCTAAGAAAAAGCAACCCGAACCTTGGCGTGTCGGTATCCGTGGATTATCTGTTGGAGGAGATCGCAGTAGCGGAGGGGAGCCTGTCCAAAAGGGCAGAGTTTATGACAAAATATTGCAACATCAAGCAAAACAGCAGCCAGGCCTGGCTGTCTGCCCAGGATGTGGAAAAAGCAAGCGGCGCTCCTCTGGCGCTGGAGGAATTTCGAGACTGTTACTGTGTAGGCGGCATAGACCTATCCAGGACAACCGACCTTACAGCCTGCACAGCGGTGATAGAAAAGGGCGGGACGCTTTATGTGTTTGCCAGATTTTTTCTGCCTGCAGAGCGCATAGAGGAGGCCACGGCACGGGATGGAATTCCCTATCAAGCCTATATACAGCGAGGCTTTCTTGTACCGTCGGGAGATAATTATGTAGATTACCGCGATTGCTTTGCATGGTTTAGAACGCTGGTGGAGCGCTATCAAATTTTTCCGCTGAAAATCGGGTACGACAGGTATACCGCGCAGTACCTGGTGCAGGAGATGAAGCAGTACGGTTTTCATATGGACGATGTATTTCAAGGGACAAACCTAACGCCCGTGATCCGGGAGACGGAGGGGCTTATCAAGGATGGAGTGTTTGCCATCGGTGACAATGACTTATTGAAAATTCATCTGCTGGATATGGCCCTTAAGACGGAGGCGGAAAGCGGGCGATGCCGGCCGGTGAAGATCAACGCATCGGCGCATATAGACGGCGGCGCGGCGCTGTTGGACGCCATGACAGTGCGCCAGAAATACTATGCAGAGATTGGCGAACAGTTGAGAAACGAGGGATGAAATGGGGCTTTTTGATAAAATATTCAAAAAACCAGCGGCCAATCAACCGCCGGAGGGCTTTTTCAAAACATTGACGGCCTATACGCCTGTATTTACCACATGGGGTGGGGAACTCTATGAAAGCGAGCTGGTACGATCTGCCATCCATGCCAGGGCTACGCATATCAGCAAGCTGTCTGTCAGCGTGCAGGGGCCCGCAAAGCCAAAGCTCCAGACAAAGCTAAAGGCAGGGCCAAACGAGTGGCAGACCTGGGGGCAGTTTTTGTACAGGCTGTCTACGATCCTGGATGTGCACAATACCGCATTTATCGTGCCCGTGATGGATGATTACGGCAGCGTAACAGGCCTGTACCCGGTGCTGCCGACGGGCTGTGAAATCGTGCAGATACAGGGCGAGCCATGGCTGAGGTACCAGTTTCGATCCGGGCAATTTGCTTCCATCGAATTTGAGGCCTGCGGCATTATGACAAAATTCCAATACGAGGACGATTTTTTCGGAGAGAGCAACAGGGCTTTGACGCCGACAATGGATTTAATAGACATTCAAAACCAGGGAATCACGGAGGGAGTACGATCCGCTGCTACGTTTCGGTTTATGGCAAAGCTCAATAATTTTACCAAGCCGGAGGATTTGGCTAAGGAAAGAAAGCGGTTCACTAGGGAGAATTTGCAGGGCGATGGAGGCGTATTGCTGTTTCCCAATACCTATTCAGATATACAGCAGATCAAGAGCAGCCCATTTGTAGCGGATGCAGAGCAGATGGAGATGGCCCGAAAGAACGTGTTTGATTATTTCGGTGTCAACGAGGACATTTTGCAAAATAAGGCGTATGGGGATGCATGGAGCGCGTTTTACGAGGGCGCCATCGAACCGTTTGCCATACAGTTTTCAGACGTAGTGACCAAAATGCTATTCACAGAGCGGGAGCGTGCCTCCGGCTCTTTTTTGATGGCGACGGCGAACCGGTTGCAATATATGAGCAATGCGGAAAAGCTGAATGTGTCTGCGCAGATGGCGGACAGGGGCATTATGAACCGGGACGAGATTCGAGAGATCTGGAACCTGCCGCCGCTGCCCAATGGACAGGGACAGGCGTATACCATACGCGGCGAATACTATCTGTTAAATCATGATGGCACGGTTACGAAAAAAGGAGATGATCTAACAAGTGGAACTGAGCGATAAGCAATTAAATCGGTTGAAAAACGGCCGGGAATACCGAGCCATGACAATGACGGTACTCCCTGAGGAGGATTCGGACGGGAAAATGGTTGTGGAAGGGTATGCGGCAACATTCAATCAACCCTATTTGCTGTATGACAGCCCGTCATACAGAATCTTTGAACAGATTGCACCCACGGCATTTGATGATTGCGATATGTCCGACGTTATCATGCAATATGACCACGAAGGCAGGGTGTTTGCACGGACCAGAAACGGAACACTGACACTGATCCTCGATTCCGGTGGCCTGAAAACCGTGGCAAACCTAGGCGGTACGGATATCGGAAGACAGCTTTATCAGGAGATTAAGGGCGGGTATACGGACAAGATGTCCTTTTCATTCCTTGTAGCGGAAGACAACAAGGTCAGCACTGTTGACAGCGAAAGCAGAGTAGAGACGGTAATTAGAACCATAACGAAAATAAGCAAGCTATACGACGTCAGTGCCGTTTCCATTCCGGCAAACGACATGACGTCTATCAGTGCCCGGAGATTTTCCGACGGAGTGATCGGAGAAATCAAGGCGGAGAGACTGGAACGGGCAAAGAAAAAACTCAAACTATTATTGGAGGTATGAAATGAACAGACATGAGGAAATTGAAGCTCGGTTGTCGGCCATTGCAGGCGAAATTGATGCGGACGGCGCAGACATCGACGCACTGACCAAAGAGGTGCGGGCCTTGAAACAGGAGAAAAAGGAAATCGAAGAGAGAGCGGAAAAACGGGCCAAGCTGCGCCAAGAGGTGGAAAACGGCGGCGGGGAAGTCATCAAACGCTTTGCCGCGCCGGAGCGGCGTGAAGAGCGCGCGATGGGCGCTGATTCCAAGGAATACCGCAGCGCGTTTTTGAAAGAGCTGCTGGGACAGGAAATGACCAAGGAGGAACGCGCCGCGTTTGTGCATACCACGGCGAACACAACGGCAGTGCTGCCTACCACAATGCTCAATACCATTTGGGATTTGGTATCCAAGCGGCATGCAATCATGGGCGATATTACCATTTACCGCACCGGTACGATCATCGAGGTGGTCAAGCATACGGCCGTAGCACAGGGTGCGGCCAAGACCGTCGCAGAAAACGCGGCCAACGACGATGAACAGAATACGTTTGTCAAGGTCACGCTTTCCGGCAAGGATTTTTCAAAGCACGTGGACATTTCCTATGCCATGGAGCGCATGAGCATCGACGCTTTTGAGCAGTATCTGGTGGATGAGATCAGCGCCAGCCTGGGCGATGCACTGGCAGCCGACGTTATTGCGCAGATCGGGACGGATATGACGGCAGGAAACAAGGTGGAAAGTGCCGCTGACAACGCCTTAACGTTTAAGGAGCTGGCGGCTTTGTTTGGCAAGCTGAAACGCGTCGGCGCTGTATCGGTGTATGCAACGCGCTCCACCATTTATAACTACTTGGTCGGCATGGTGGATACGACGGGCCGCCCGATCTTCCAGCCCTCCGCACAGGCCGGGCAGGAGGGTGTTATCCTGGGCGCACAAATCAAGGTAGAGGACGCTGTGGCGGATAATGTGGTGCTCATCGGCGATGCACAGCGCGTTGTATACAACATGGTACAGGATATTATGATCGAGAGCGATAAGGACATCAAAAAGCATGTGACAACCTATTCCGGCTATGCGCGCGGATCGGGTGCGTTGATTGACCCGGATTCCTTTGCACAGCTTACCGTGACGCTGGGGGAATAACGACCCCGCTTGAGAGCGCGTCCATTCGCGGGACAGCTCAAGTAGGGGCAACGCTGACCGCATCGGTAGAGCCCGCAGGCGCAACGGCTTCTTATCAGTGGCAAAGTGCCGACGAACAGGAGGGAAGCTACGCCGATATTGCCGATGCAACCAACAATACCTATCTATTGACCGAAGCGGAAGCTGGAAAATATATCAAGGTGAAGGCAGTAGGAACGGGAGCGTATACGGGAGAGGTGCTTAGCACAGCCACAGGCGCAGTCGCGGCTGCCGCGAGGGCCGCTTCCAGGGCCAAAAAGAAGGTTTGATGCCATGCTGGAAAAGGTAAAGCTTGCGCTGCGCGTATCCACCGGCGCCTTTGACAGCGAAATAGAGGATCTGATAGCAGCCGCATTGGCTGACCTTGGGATCGCAGGCATAGATCAGCGCGAGGAGAGCGATCCGCTCATCCTCCGCGCTGTGATTACCTACTGCCGCGTATATTTCGGGGAACCCTCTGACTTTGACAAAATGAGGTCTGCTTACGACGAGCAGAAAGCGCAGCTGCAAACGGCAACGGGATATACAAACTGGGGGGAAACGGATGGATAGGTCTGATGTGGTTTCGCTGATAGCCCAGACGTTTTCCCAGGATGAAATCGGGCAGGAGATTGCCGGGGAAACAAAGCGCGACGTATTTAGTAATGTATCGAGCATTACGAGGAACGAGTGGTTTGAAGCCGCGAAAAGCGGCTTTCAGCCACAGATCCGCATCACGATGCTTCGGTACGATTATCAGAACGAACGCATTGTGGAATATAAAGGCGTCAGATATGCGGTATACCGCACCTATGAAAGCCAAAAGGAGCTTATAGAGCTGTATTTGGAAGAACAGGCGGGGGTGTAAATGGTAAAGACGATCAAGCCGCAGGATTTGGCGGCAGCTGTAGAAAATGCACTGCGCAGCTACAATAAGGTGGTAGCGGAGGAAATAAAAAAAGAAGCCGTAGAGACTGCTGACCTATGCGTACAGGACATCCAGGCCAAAGCGCCCAGGCATACGGGAAAATACCGCCGCGGCTGGAAGGCAAAAACGCTGTTTGAAAGCGAGGATGACATTCGCATCGCTGTTTACAACCAAACCGCGCCGCAGCTGACGCACCTATTGGAGTATGGGCACGCCAAGCAAAACGGCGGCCGGGTAGAGGGGAAGGCACATATTGCGCCTGCCGAGCAGAAGGCGGCAAAGCGCCTGGAAAGCAGAGCGAAAGTGGTGGTGAGGCAACGAGGATGACGCTTGAATCTCTATACAAGACGCTGAAAAAAACAGGATATCCGACAGCCTACCGCTTTTTTGCAGAGCGACAGGAGCCGCCCTATCTTTGCTATCTTGTGGCCTATACCAACAACCAAGGGGCGGACAATGCAGTATGGCATAGGATCAACCATATACAAATTGAACTGTATACGAGGAAAAAAGACCCCGCAGCAGAGCAGAAGGTGGAAACCGTGCTGACAGAGGCCGGGCTTTTTTTCAATGCGGAAGAAACGTACATTGATACGGAAAAAATCCATCAACGAATCTATGAAATAGAGGTGTAAATATGGCGACAGCTGAAAAACTGTATTACGGCCTGGACAAGGCAGGCTTTGCCGTGCTGACCGACGAGGACGCCGGCACATATGAGGATATTGTGATGATGCCGGGGGCCGTGAGCTTAACGCTGGAACAGCAGGGCGAAGTAACCAAGGTATACGCAGACAACATCGTCTGGTACCAGACGGCAAGTAACAATGGGTACGAAGGGGACCTGGAGATCATGACAGTCCCGGATGCGTTCTTGACAGACGTGCTGGGGCAAACGCTGGACGATACGGACAAGGTATTGATTGAAAAGGATACCGACCAAACCAAGCCGTTTGGCTTTGTGTTCCGGGTAAAAAACGACATCAACAACACCTGTCATGTGTTTTACAACTGCACGGCGACACGGCCCAGCGTAGGCGGCGCTACGCAGGAGGAGAGCTTTGAAGCAACGACGCAGACAATCACAATCTCGGCAGTATCTCTGCCTCAGCTGAATATGGTAAAGGCCAGGACAACGGCAGAGACCGAGGAAGCAAAGACAACGGCCTGGTTTACGTCCATTTGGAAGCCGGGCGTAACCGCGTAAGGAGACGAGATGGAAAGGACAATCAGAATTGGAGATAAGGAGGTAACGCTGCGGGCTACCGCAGCGGTGCCCTACCTATATAGAGAAGAATTTGGGCAGGATATGCTCTTGGATATGGCGGAGGCAAACAGCGGAAGCAATACGACGCTGTTTACACGCTTGGCATATGTCATGGCTAGGCATGCAGATAAATCCCAGACGCCGGAGAATATCATTGACTGGTTGGATGAATTTGAGACCTTTGACATTTACCAGGCCGTACCAGCCATTATGGAGGTCTGGGGGCTGAACCAACAGACAACGGCAAAGAGCAAAAAAAAAGCAGACTGACTACGCGTCCTTATACCACAGGGCTGTTTATGCTGCGATGCGTGCAGATTGGCTTGTCCGTTGGCGATTTGGAAAAGATGACGCTTGGCATGGTGTACGACATGATGACGGAATACAACAACGACGATGTGCCATACCCTTACATTGCAACGCAGGAGGATATGGACAGGCTGTAGAGCGGCTTGTCAAAGCAAGGCGTAGCCCCGTATAATACGATTAGGGGGTTTGAAAATGAAGCGAAGCGTTGCTAGGGATATGATACGTTCCAAGGTATTTTTCTCACTGTTTCCTTTTTTAGGCGGCTGCATCGTATTGTTTGTGGCCTATGTGATCCTGTTCGGCGGGGGTGATAAAGCGCCGGATAAGGCGCCGTCCGTCGCCGTGGAGGGCGGGGCGGCTTATATAGAGACCACAGAGGAACGGGAGCTGACGGATGCGGAGATTGACAGCATCAAGGCAAGCACGCTGGATTGGATCAAGGATACGGCGGATACCGACGCCCTTGATTTTGAAACAGCGGACTGGTCCGGCGACGTCCAGGCAGACGGAAGTATTTTGGTGGTGGTGCTGGATTTTGATACCTTTGCCGCCTGCGGTATTTCTCTGGTAGAGGTAGACGGGACGCTGACGCCTTATTATGCGTCACTGACGGAGCATGGGAAAGAAACAGAGACCATATACGACGATTGGGATTTGAAAAGACAAAGCGAGAAATAACGAAGGGGCACCCGTACAGGGTGCTTTTTTCTATACACAAAAGGCGGGTGAACGTATGGCAGGAAGCATCAAGGGCATCACCGTGGAGATCGGCGGCGATACCACAGGGCTGTCCAAAGCGCTGGGCGGCATCAACAAAGAAATCAGCAGCACACAAAAGCAGTTAAAAGAGGTAGAAAGGCTATTAAAGCTCGACCCCAAGAATACAGAGCTGCTGGCACAAAAGCAGCGATTGCTGAGTGAAGCAATTACAGAAACGAGTACAAAGCTGGATGCGCTCAAACAAGCGGAAGCAAAGGCACAGGAGCAATTCAAAAAGGGAGAATTGAGCCGGCAGGAATATGACAAATTAAGACGTGAAATCATTCAAACAGAAAACAAACTACGATCGTTATCTTCACAATCGTCGACTGTAGAGAAAGAATTATCAGATATTGCATCTGAAGCAGAAAATACGGGAAGTAGTCTTTCGATATTTGGTGAGAAAGCAAAGAATGCATTTAACAAAGTTGAAACAGCGTCTAATAATGTATCGGATAAGCTGGGCAAGGTAAGCAGCAAGCTGGCCCCTGTGACAGCGGGCGTACTGGGCTTAGGTACGGCGGCGCTCAGCACGGTAGACAGTACAGAGGAGCTGCGCTCTGATTTATCCAAACTAGACCAAAACGCAAAGGAACATAAGGTATCTGTGGACACGGCCCGGCAGGCATGGGAGGATTTCACCATTGCCAGCGACGAGACGGACAGCGCCGTGGAGGCCACCTCCAACCTCTTGCAGGCAGGCTTTACGGAAAGCAACCTGCAAAAGGCGGTAGAAAACCTGACGGGCGCGTATCTCAGGTTCCCGGACACGATGAAAATAGAAAGCTTGGCGGACAGCTTGCAGGAAACACTGGCCACCGGCGCGGCCACAGGGCAGTTTGCAGAGTTACTGGATAGGATGGGCATCGGCGCCGAGAAATTTTCCAAGGGGCTTGCCAAGTGCAAAACACAGGCGGACAAGCAAAACTATGCGCTGGAAACGCTGGCAAAGGCAGGCTTGGCGGATACCTACAACGGCTGGAAGGACACAAACAGCGAGCTGGTAGAAAGCAAAAAGGCCAACCTTGATTTGCAAAAATCCATGGCAAAGCTGGCGGAAACCGTACAGCCCATCCTAACGGATATTGTGGACGCGGTTTCGGATATGGTGGACTGGTTCAATGAGCTGTCGCCGGAGGTGAAGGAAACGACGGTCAAGGTGCTGGCGTTTTCGGCGGCGCTGTCCCCCATAGCCAAGATTGCTTCAAGCGTAACAAAGGGGATTTCTTCTGCGACAAAAGGCATTTCTAAGATGATAAAGCCAGCTATGGACGCGACGTCAAATACCGGGCTTTTGAGCAAAGCGATGTCGACATTGAGTGGGGTTCCCGGCATTGGGATGATTGGCACTATTGGCGGAATTACTGTGGCGCTTACAGGGCTCGTAGTCGGTCTGTTAAACGCGGAAAAGACAACAAACGAATATGTTCGAGCTGTACAGGAATCAGCGGAGAAATCCAGAGAGGCGATTGCTGCCGCGCAGGAGAGTGCGCAAAGCACTATCAATAATGCAAACGCACAAGCCGTGATCCTGCAAAAGGTATTGGATTTGAACAATGCTGAGGATCTAAATGCAGAGAAAAAAGAAACGCTGGCCGGCTTGGTGGATCAGCTGAATAGCAAGTACCCGGATTTGAATCTAAAAATCGGGGAAAATGGCAGACTGACAAAGGACAGTGCACAAAGTCTGGAGGATTATATCAAGAACCTAAAAGATATGGCCTTGGCGCAGGCAAGCTATGATTTGCTGACGGCAAAGGCAGAGGCACTGGTAAAGGCGGAACAGGAACTGAAGAAAGCAAAAGATGAACATGCAGCGGCACAGGCTGAAGAAAACAAAATCCGTGAACGTGCTCTTGAGCTGACGGGGAAAGACGTTGAAGAGCTGCAAAATCTGTATGAGAAGTATGGAAACCTAAACATGCTGTCGCCGGAAGTAAGAGACGAGGCCCTAAAGCTTACGCTAGCATTCGGGACACAGCTGCAGGCGGTCTCTGCAACGGGGGACGCGGTAGAAACGGCCCAAGATCAAGTCGATGAGTTTGGAACGGTGTTCAACTCAACAGCGGATAGTATAGGCGTGGATTCTTCAGAAATTTCGAAAGCATCGACAAGCGG